ACTGCACCAAATGCATCTTCCTTGGTCGCCTTATGCAACGTTGCTGCAGCTTTCATATGCTTAGCGAACTTTTGCTGATCCTTTGGATCATAATCCATCTTATCAAGAGGGTGTTCAGTAGAGATCAGATGGACATCTTTGTGCTTTTTAAATGATTTTAATTCAGGTGCATATTGCGCTTTCATATCCTGCATGGTCTTACCCTTGTATGCAGTATGAACAGCAACACCAATGTGAGAATTTAATGCGGCCTTGCCATGTTCCGAGTTCTTATCTGCACCATATGTGATCGTATTTGGCGTAAACTTTACCTTGCTACCATGGACCTGAACATCACCCTTAGTATGCATGATGTCACCTTGGTAGACACCCTTCTTAGGAGTCGTCTTAGGCAGGTGTTCCAGTGCAGCCTTCAGCTTCTCTACAAGACCAGGAGCGTGTCCATGGTTCTTCTCAATATCTTCAGGCGTGTAGTTGATCTTGGGATTCTTGTTGAATGCAGACTTAGTAGCAACGAAGAACTTACCATTCTCAGGATTAGTACCAAAGATAACCGAAGGCGAACCATCATACTTCATGGTCACCTTGGTTGCATTCTCCTTGCCGGTTAGGCGGTCATGCACATCCTTCAGGTTATGGTAAGCATGTGAGAAACCAGCCGAACCACCATGAATCACGTGGTCTTCGGCGTGTTCGAGATGCTTAAGCTTCTCTTCACTGGCTTCTTCTGCTAGGAAATCTTTAAATGTGGTCATTATGGGTTTCTCTTCATGCGATGCTTTTTAATTACATCAATAGCTTGTTTAATAGTCCTTTTTAAAAGTTTTCCTTCACCAGCTATAAGACGGATGTCTTGCATAGTAATAGGATTGCCCTTGTGGTCTACATGCTGTTCAGAGACAAAATGTTTAAATGTTTTCATCGTACTGTTTTTACCGATCCATCAGAATTTACAAAATACGCCTCAAACGTAATATCAGGATATTCATTCTTCAATGAAAGGAATGCATGAAGATTGCTAGGAGCATCGTCAAACAACCTAAGCTTTACGTAGTTTTTAGTATTTATATATTTCCGAAAGATGATCTTCTTGGCCTCAGCCGATGAGTCGATCTTGAGGTTGCCAGCCCGTTCAACATGGATCTGGTCGATAGGAAGACCATGGTCACGGAACGTCTGTAGGAAGATATCCTTGTTATCAAAATCGGCACGAGCGGTGCAGATGATCACGCGACTGTGTGGATTCTTCTTAGAGTTGGCAAATATGATCTTAGCCTTGGCAACCATGCGAGCAATCGGCGTCGATGTCTTACGAAACACCTCAGCGTTGGCAAACTCGCCATAGTCGTACGTTTCACCATCCTGCCGCTTGTAGGTATTGAACTCCTGGTTATCTAGCATACGGACAACCTTGCCATCCTTCATGACAGCAACCTTGGCCTTTGTATGGAACAGCGTCTCATCGATATCGAATATCGTAAGGGTACCTGCACCAATGAACTCTCTGAATCGTTTCTTTATCATGGTTCATCCTACAACGTTTTCGAAATAATGTACACTATAAAAAGCATGCCAGGTTCAAATTTTTTTCGATAATTTTAACCGACTTACCATCCACGGGAGCAATGTTGAACGGCGATTTTTTGGCAGATGGAATGCTAAATTGCATTTCAAACGTAAACTGGTAATTACCACCGCCTTTGTACTGAACGCGGGCTCTGTAAGTTGCATTTGCTGCTGTACCGAATCTTGGAACATCTTTAAACTTGAGCGGATTGCTTCTACCCATAAGATAGAATCCATGGGTTCCTACGTTTACATAATAAGTATCTTTCTTTACATAATAGTCTTCAATCTTTGTAGCAGGTATAGATCCTTTAATGTCTTTGAATAGAACTTTATCTCTTTCATACATTTCTCTATTAGACATATTACCAAAAAAAGCTTTCCATTCATCATCTTTATCACGTTTTGCTGGTTTTTCAGACCATTGTTTTTTAATAATATCAAATACACCTACTTCGTATGCTAGATCTTTAATGAATAATTTTTCATCATCAGTGGATTTAATATCTCCAAATTTCCATGGATTTTGTTTGTCTGAAGAATCATATTTTATGACAAGAGAACCTGCAGATGCTGCAGATATTTTAAGCTCGCAACCGGATGTTTTTCCATTTTTAGAAATAATAAGATCTGGTTGATCGTGGCCTGCACCCGCTGGCACAAAATTTTTAGGGACTATATTATACTTTTTTAATAAATCACTTGCATTTATCTCGTATTGAAAACCTTGTTGAGCGGCCATAAAATAACTCCTTTCGTCTATTTATTAGACAAAAGAAAACCGGCCCAAGCATTGCTACCGGGCCGGTTTGTATCAAAACTATAACAAAAATTTATTCATTAATTTTATGATTACTAAGATCTACATCTGGATTAATATGCTTTTTAGCATAGGCATGCACAACTTTTGGATCTTTGTGGCTAAGATGAATTACTGGATTGCCGCCGCCTGGGCCATCGTAAGTATGGACCTTTGCTTTAATTCCTTTTGAATTAGCATGCTTTACAAGCTTGTCAACCGCAGCATTGCCATGTTCACCAGAAACGTCAAATTCATATTTTGATTCTTTTAGAGCTAGAGAAAGTTCTAGGCCCTCATTGATTGAAATATTAGTAAACCCGCGCACTTTTTCTTTGTTGATTTGTTCAGAAATGTATTTTGCGTAGTTCTCAGTTGACATTAGTAATCTCCATAGTGGTAGGCTTTAATATGTTTTATTTATATTAAATCCAATCTGGAGTTTCACGGTTCTTCCACTTATGCATAGAGGCCTTACCATACCTATAGTAATTACGGTAGTTAGCAATAGGCTCATCGCCTATCTTGTATTGCACATCCATACACGAAGGCATAGGAGTCATATCCCACTCTTTAAGGTTCAGTGGAGGAGATGCAATGGGAACACCGAGCTTGGTTATAGTTGCGTGTTGCTTACCATAACGGTAAGTATACTCAGTGCCGAGAGCAAAGAGATGATCGACCAGCCAGTTATAGTTTTCCACTGCCTGTCTTGCCCAAATAGCACTTGGATGATTGATATGAGTAGCACTATAGAGAATGAAATCACGGTCATCATTTAGTTTGTATACCTTTTTCTTGCGTGCGCCAGATGTATCGATAAACATGACACCGTCAAGTACGCGATGAGCAGTGGATAGTAGTTGAGCAGTCTCAAGAATCATCTTGACAACATGCTTGTCTACCATCCACTCCGCACACTGTCGGGGATCTTCATGTAGATAGAAAATATTCAAAACCAATCCTTACCATTCAACATTTCATCACGTTCTTCATCAGTACTCTTATTAGTTATAATCAAATAGCTAGTTAATGTACACAACAAAATGATGAAGATGAAAAGATAATTATGGCTTGACATAACGATCATTTGTGCCTTTCCAGACCTTGATACCGGCTCCATCATATTCCCAGTCACGTTGGCTAGGATCGATTTCCTTTAATTCCGGATTCGGTTTGTTGTAATCGATTACATTGACCCATCCAAGTTTCTGTTCATCAGTCCAGTCTTTGAAGTGTGGGTTGTCCTCATCGTATAGACACAGATACTCTTTGGTATCAATCTCACGAGCAGATGTAATCATCTCATCAATATGAAGTTGTGAAAACTCATGAAATTTGCCATCAAAGTTCATGCTAACTTCATCCTTAGCGTGTTCAGCACACTCTGCCTCAACGACATAGCGCAGTCGGAATACGCTAATGGTTTCTACAAGATACTTAGGCATCGAAGGTGGGCAGTTCATCGAATTCTACGGTACCAGGAATCGAGTGCCAATCGATGACCTTTTCAATCGCCTTGATCATTTCGCCAATCTGCTTGCGATCTTCAGTTGGGTTAAAGTCAAACACTGCAGTCGTGCCCTTAATGTAGTCCTCAAGCAAACCAGAGCGAGTCTGAAAGAGTGTATCGACTACAATCTGGTCGACAGTTTCGTGGTCAAGTTCAATAGTATGCTTCATATTCATTCTCCTACCATTCAGGTCCAAAAGATTTGTCCGTTTTTTCATATACTTGAAACCAATCACATCCATATGCCGGACAAATATAGATGTTATCGGGAAGGTCATTGTCGTCTTTGGCGCCGCTTTCACCACAGATGAAGTAGATGCCACCAAGTTTTTCTATAAGGCCGATGTGCTTGACCATTGCGTAAACTTGACGCAGTTTACGCAACTCTCCTTCATATGCCTCAGTCTCAAGATTCACTGACATCTCCATATATAGATCGAGTTACGCGTCTTAAACCGAACATACTCTGCACCATCTTCCCTGGTGTGTTCTTCAAGGATCTCTGTGATAGGCGTAGTCATCCACCAGTCGTGATGATCGTAGCTACGAGCATAAATTGAGCCAACTCTCATCGCCGCACCTACTTTTGGCCGAGCGTTATTTTCGATAATTTTATCTATTAGTTTATGGTTTTCGTCCCAAATAGGAGTAATGGCATCACTCATGCCGCCTCGATCACCAGCACCATCGCCTTCGCGTTCTAAAGAGTATCGCATTCTACGACCTTTCTATAACGATTAAAAGTTCCATCTGCTTCTCCAACCATGATCTCATCGAGATGCTTGTTCTTGGCGAGGATATACTGCTCGTGCTCAGCAACCACACGAGCAGCTTCACGAAGCTTACGCATCACAGCATTGGCGATACCAAACTTATTGCGGTTGGTATTGATAGCATCTTCAACAGCCGCTGCACAAGCATTGTACAGTTCGTCAGGAAGCTCCCAGCTGAGTTCAGTAAAGTTATGGATAGCACCTACCCGACGTAGATACTCCTGGCCACCATCAACCGAGATAGCACCACATGTACAAGTCACAAAGTCATGACGGTTCTTCGAGAAGATATCTTCTCCACACTTGTGGCATACTACACGGTTCTCGATAATCATTGCACGACTCCAGAGGTCAGGAAGCTGTACAGTGCATCGTACAGATCCATCTTGTTGTCACCAAAGTTCCAGAACAGAATGAAGAACCAACCGATCCATCCCATACCTGCCTGTACGTTCACGTGCTTGTTTTCCATTATACCAAAATCCCAGTAGTTTGCTTGATGTATTCCTTGGCAACGGCATCGAAGGTTTTGACGACACAGATGACATGTGCATGGACGAACTCAATCTTATAGTCCGGACCAGCAGTCAGGACGTACGGTGCAAGACCAAAACCTTGCTGACCCATCATAACCGCATGCGGCTTGCTGATCGTGTACACGCCCTGTGAACGGTCCACATCGGAGAGTCGACCAACGACTTCATCTCCGCCAAGAATCTTGAGAGTGACAATGTCACCGACCTTATAAGGTGTTTCAATAATCATAATGTTTCCTTATAGACCAAGTGACTTGTACGTGAACGACAACGGTTTGGTTCCGTTTGCCACCTCGGTCCGAAGGAAGTCTTCGAACATTTCGAAATAATACGCCGCATCCTCATGGTCGGTTTCGTTGAGAGCAACTCGTGCATTCTTGACATAATCGATAAGAGAGCGAAGAGGTACATTCTGACTATCACCGAGCGCAGCCGAATGAGTCTTGCCAGGACGTTGGTTCATAATAATCTCCACTTGTTATTATTCACAGTACGATATTTTGGATAATTTGTACACAACTATTTTAGCCCCGGCGCATCTTAGCAATCTCTTCAGCATCCTCCTGACTGAAGACAGGAACCATGTTGGACTTATGCATAGTGGCAATACCTAGCAACTTATCGCCTGTGTAGACGTTTGGCTTCTTGGCAAATGTGACACCAGTGTCGGTCTGTGATGGATAGCGTTCACGGTGGTTGGATACATTATACTCTGGCAACGGTGTGCCACGGAGCTTTGGCTTGTACTTTCCCTGACAATACGCAATGTACTCGTCTAGAGTCTTTGGCGCTGTACCAAGCCGCTTGTTGAACTTGCAGTCATCACGCCAATCAATATAGTACTTATGGTACTGCGTGGCACTAGTCTTGGTCTTTCGTACACGCGTATTAGTGGTGGTGTAAGCAGGACCTAAAAGATGCATTGTCATAGTAATCTCCACAAAGATACGATGGTGGAAGGCGGTCCACTGAGGGAATTTACAGAGCCGAAGCCCAACCCAATTTACGAAAGACCATTCGTGCCTTTCACCATCGTATAAGCCAATGTACCATATATTTCATAATATGTACACAACTATTTTAGCTATGCACGCATTAAATTACATTGCTGCCACTTTATTCA